CTACCGGCTTTCAAGGCCAGTTTAGTCCCCGTAACAGCTTGTCCAGCACCAGGAATAGCGGCTAAGAGTGACATTCCTGCCATGACATCATCCCCCTCGTTGTGATACCAATAGGCATTCCCTAAATCAGCTAGGTTACCTACTACAGGAACCAGCCCGACAATGTCGAGCGTGGTATGTCCCCAATCTGTTGCTTTTTCTAATAATCCGCCGAAGAAACTCATAATCTAATTATGTATAGATAAAAGTAAATTTAAGGTTTCTTAAAGGGAAGTCAACGTGGGAATAGGCCGTCCAAGTGACACTTATAAAACTCTTCTAACTATAGTAACTAATTAATTACATTTTATATAATTAATTAGTTACTCATTATGTGAGAACTTTTTATGTCAATCAACCGTCAAATTGTCACTCGCTAAGACGTTCGTTAAATTCTTAATTGTGCGCCTCTGGTGTGGCATTCTGACATCGTCGCCTTCGGCGGGTTCAACGGCTACGAGGTTATGGCGTTGCCTTGCCAGGTCAAGACAAAGGAAGGCCGCGTCCGCGAGGTCGGGGCTATGCCCGAAACGACTTTTGTAGTCTACTTTCGATTCTATCTTTACCCGCAGTGTCCCGCTCTTTACCATCTCATAATTACGGGCGGTTATCTCTTTTGCTAATGCGTTATCAATTCCGAATAACTGTTTAGTCCTTACGAGTTCCTTGCCACAAAACCACAACTCGCTTACTCTGTTCATATACATCTCTTGGCCGGTGAGCTTGGAGTTTGCTGAAACCCGCCTATCTGATGCTTTTCCGCCGAAAGAAACACGCAAAATCTGGTCAGACCACTCGCCAGCCAGCACATCGCAAAACGGCGCACCAGCACCCGTTGCGTCAACCGCAACATCCTGTGGAAGAATCCCCCGCTTCTCACATGCTTCCTTTACCTGGCGAACAATCTGATACGTTCGCGGCACGGCCTTATTGGTTGCGTCATCGTTGAGGTGTAAAGCCTCCCCAAGTTGGCACACATACTGCCCTGTTTGATCATACCCGACCTTTCCGGTATATAATATTGTTCTATCTCCTCCATTGGTGAATGCGGGGTCTAGTCCCGCAACAGGTATAGGCTTGCCTGCCCAATCCACATTACCCATCGCCCCAGACCTGCTTAACTCTGCTTCAGAGTAGATGCCCTCAGTCTCGTCGCTATCAAAGAATATTGCCCTGACCATTCGCATATACCCACGCGACTCAGCCCCAAGTAACGCCCTGTCTTCGGATAGCTTTTCTTCAGTCGGCAGCCAGGGATACTTTACTTCTCCCGACAGTATATTGGGGCTGCGCTCCCCATCGAAGCGTATATATGTCCCTCCCCATTTGGTTACCCACCGGTCATCCGTATCGTGATTAATTGAAGACCACCCATCCAAAGGCTGGCTCCAGATACCAAAAGCGTCAAAGCGCGAATTAGGGTTACTCATCCCGATTAGCTGAAAAGATGGGTTCTTGGACAAGTTCGACAGTCCGGCGTGGAGGATTTTTTCGGAGAGGTCGCTGAGTTCGTCGCCCACCAATATTACGGTTTTTTGCTTGATCCCGATGAATTTGGATAGCGCGTCCTTCGCGTTCGCGCTGGCGATTAGGGACAGTCCTGCTCGTTCGATAAGGTTTCCCTTCTCATTTATGTATGCCACGTTTCCTATACTGTCCCGCACCTTCATCGGCGCACCCTCTACAACAGTCAGCAGCGAAATAATAGAACCCCAAATCCGTTTCCGCGCTTCGCGGAGTGTGGTCGAGGTTATCAATACCAGGGTATCGCGAGGGGCAGACAACCAACTAATTATAGCCCACGCAGCCATTGTGTGGGACTTACCGCTGTTTGCAGCACCCCCGACAGCTACATATTTATTTTCGATTACCGCACGAATCATCTCCTCTGCCCAAGGGTGGCGCACCATCATGTGTTCCGGTAAGTCGTCGCGATTCCAGAACTCATCGCACAACCGCCAGAAGTAGTATTCCTTTGCTTTGTTGTTTTTCGTGTTCGCGAAACCGTAAAGTAATGCAGTAACTGTATTAGTTACCGGTATCTTGAGTCCACCGACTTCCATCTCTTTGGTGTCGGGATTGATGCGCGGTTCGTATGCACGGAGCTTGCGGTTCATATAACTTGAATAACTATTAGAATAATAGTATTATTAAGCGGTTTGTCGAAGGTTTCCAAAAAAGAAGAGTTGCTGCAACGGGCAATCGCTCTGTATAAGCAGGACTATAAACTGATCAGCATCAGCAGGGAACTGGACGTTCACTCATCTACACTTCGGCGTTGGCTACGCAATGCAGGATATGGAGCGAAGAAAAACCCTCACGGGGTTAACCCCACGGCAGAAGATAAGAAGGAAACTGATGATCCGTTACAGGATGCTCTGGAAGAGAAACTTGATGAGGCGGTTAAAGAGGAGAACCAACTTAAAGCACACGATGCCAGGGTAACCGAGGATAAGGACTTGCTCGATGTAGCACAGGCGCAGGCTTCGCCAGGGGAAAAGTATCAGTCTTATGTGGCCGCTACCGCCGTCAAGTTGATGCGGGATTCGGTTAAGAACCTACGCGGCCCCCGCACTATTAAGGAGTTGTCAGAACTTGACCAAATTATACGGCGCAACCTGGGTCTCGATAACCGAGGAGGCTCCGGCAAGGTTCAGATAGACATTTCCATCCTCAATAATACCAAAGCGGACAAGGGAAAAGGAGCAGTCGATATCGACTCGAAAAAGGTAATTGATGTAGAACCGCTTGAAGACAAGTAAATGCCATGTCAGAATCTGCCGATGCTTATGAGGAGCCGGAAAGCGTATTGCTTTTATACTCAGGACTACAGGACGCTTTTATAGGGTCAGTAGAAACCTACGGCAAGCCGCCAGTCGCCTGCTACTCCAAGAGGATGACGATTGATATCCTCCAGAAGGACTACGGGCTGAGTGAGGACGAGGCTTACAGGAGATATGAATACGAGTATCTTCAATCAGACTACGGCGAGGCGACACCCGTCTTTCTTGACGACGCACCAACAAAAGATGTTTCCTGATCGTTTACTTGTTTCAAACCCGAAGGTTCTTATCAGGGTCGAGCTTCCGCCAGCGGACTTCAAGTTTGTTATAGAGGCGCAACTGGGCGACTTCTATTTAGTGGTTCCTGCGGTTGCAAAAGAAGTATACTACCTGCAAATGCTTGGTAAGAACATCGATGTCTTTTTACCTACAGAGGGTGCTGGCTTGCTGGTTCGCCGCAAGGCAATAGACTCCATATGATCGTAGGAATCGATAATGGTCTTACCGGCGGCTTGGTAGCTATATCCGCACAGACAGGCGCGGTGATCGACAAGACAGTAATGCCGACCATACACCGTCTAAAAAAGCGGGAGGTGGACACAAGGAAAGTATATGAATGGATTACTTCCCTTAATTCCCCCTTTATATTCGCAATAGAGGAGCCGCTTCATCATGCGCGTTCGTCGCAGGCGGTAAGGTCGATGGCGATTTCTTTCGGGAAGCTGTTAGGGCTTGCGGAAAGTCGCCAATGGGACTCCCGCTGTGTAAGTGTACACAAGTGGCAAAAGGTCATGCTGGGCAGGACACTCAAAGGAAAAACGAAGGAAGCTGCTTTAGCTGTAGCTAACGAGCTTGCCCCTGAAGAATGCTGGCTGAAGAGCAAGAGGGCGACTAAGCCACATGACGGGTTGATAGACGCTTTCTTGATTGCCAGGTATATAAGGGGGAAATAGTTCTGGACAAGAACTTGACTGTCGATTAAGGTCGCCGCCAAATGAAAGCACTGTTTCCTAGACAAAAGGGGACTTGGGCGTTTTTCGTAGAGAAACTAGCCGAAGGAACCAATACAATTGATACATCCAGCGTTGGCACGGGCAAGACTGTCGTTGCCGCCGCGATAGCGGAAACCCTTGGATGTCCTGTCGCGGTGATCTGCCCCAAGGCCGTCATTCCCACTTGGGAGCGTGAACTGGAAGAGTTTGGCGTTAAGCCCATTTTTGTGTTGAATTACGAAAAGATACGGACAGGGGGAACGCCCCACATGAACAAGCGGGGCAAGATGATAATGGCGTGGAATCTGCCAAAGGATGCCCTGGTATTCGTTGATGAGATTCACAAGTGTAAAGGCCCATACACACAAAACTGCCAACTGGTTATTTCACTCGTCCAGCAGGGGTATCGGGTTCACGGCATGAGTGCTACTGCTTGCGAGAACCCCACAGAGATGCGCTCAATAGGTTTCATGCTGGGGTTGCACGGGTTGAACAAGACCGGCAACGGTAAAAGCTCTTGGTATCGCTGGATGAAAGAAAACGGGTGCGCTCAAGACCGTTGGAAACAATGGCGGTTGATGAGTCGAGCAAAGTTATCTGATGTTAAGGATTCCATCTACGGGATAACCGGAAAGAAACTGACTGTGGAAGACTTCCCCGACAGCTTCAGAGCGAACAGGGTTTTTGTAGAGCCTGTTGAGTTTGGTGGTGCAAAGAAGATTATCAAGGCATACGACGAACTGGGCATTACGCCTGCTATCGTCCAAGAGTATATCGAGAATGGAACTGTAACAGACAATGAGCATGTATTAGTCAACTTGTTGAGAGCTAGGCAACTTGCTGAATCTTTCAAAACGCCAGACATCGCAGAAATGGCAGAAGACCTAGTCGGCCAGGGCAACTCTGTTGTTATGTTCGTTAACTTCAGAGAGACCGTGGAAGCCCTGTGCGAGAAGCTGCATAAGTGCTACCGGATCGAGGGAGGTCAATCAGCAAAGGAGAGGCAACAGGTTGTGGACGCTTTCCAAAATGACGACATACACCTCCTGGCTGTGAACATCGCGGCAGGGGGAACCGGTCTCTCCCTGCATGATATCAACGGCAAGAGACCCCGTATTTCCCTCATAAGCCCGTCCTTCTCTGCCAAGGATCACTTGCAGACGTTGGGGCGCATCCACCGCAACGGGGCTAAATCTGATGCCATACAGAAGATTCTGGTCGCTGCTGACTCTATTGAGGAGGCAGTGATGAAGTCGATAAAACGTAAACTTAAAAACCTAGAAGCACTGCATGGATAATACACCAGACCACACAAGTAGAGATCACGCGGAATTCTCACCCTCCAGCCTCAAGTATGTAGCCGCCTGTTCCGGTTACAACGGGCGTTCGGGGACGAGTGCTGCCGCTGAGAAAGGAACCAGGATACATGAGGCTTTGGAAGTGCGTGACCCTTCCGCGC